CTCTCCAGTATAGTGCTGCCCGATGGTGGAGTAGGGGATCGCAAACCACGGCGTCTCCAGCTTCTCAAACACCTCGCGCTTCACCATCATCACGCCCATGCCGATGTAGTCCACCGGCTGTAGCCCCTCAGAGTCCGGCGCGGTATACACCCGCCCGATCTCCCCGTCGTTGTCCATCATCGCCACCGGCTTGACCGGCATCCGACGGGTCGCATAATTCGCGGCCACGATGGGCTTGTCTCGCAACATGAGGTGCCCGATGGTTTCCCGCGGGAAGCGCATGTCTGAGTCAAGCCAGAGGAGATAGTCCGCCTTCTCCTCCAGAGCCTGCCGCGCAAGCTCCATCCTTTGAGAGGCGATCAGAGTCCCGTGCGATGTGTAAAGCATCACGCGGTCGTCTGTTGTCGCGGTGTGAAACGACATCGCTCGCGCTAGGTCATAGGCAAACGAGGTCATCACCGTGTCCCTTGCTGGGACTAAAACTGCGACCGAGCGGCTCATACGCGCCCCGGCCGTGTTCTAAAAAACCTGTTATCTGCGTCGTTCAGCCAGGCCTTCATCTTCTTCGGGTCGTCAACGATGCCTTGGCTCTTCAATTTGTAAAACAAGGGCATCGGTATCGAGGCCACCTTGTTCCAGTCGCTCCAGCGCGTCTTCTCATCGGTCGCTGAATACTGGGCCTTATTCTGCTCCACCAAGTCGCCGACCTCGAAGACCGTTTCAATGGTCGCCTCGTCAGAGTCGGCGTCGTAGTGCCACCACTTCGTGGTGCCTGTCGTCGGGTCAAAGTCAAAAAGCTTCTTGCCCGAAGATTCCATATTTACCTCAACTCAAAGGGCGCCGGCACAATTACCGGCGCCCCCGAGTTTACATCACCACAATCAAGTCGTGGTGAGGTCCGCAGCGATGCCGTGGGCGGCTTCGGTGTTGACCTTTAGGCCGAACTCAACGAGGATCAAGCGCTTCTCGGCGTCGCCGGTCTTGGCGAGCTGTACCGTGCTGAACGGGCGCAGGAAGGCGACGTTCGCGTACTCAGGGTCGAGCACGAAAGCATCCCGCTCACGCTGGAACCGGTTCGGGACCACGTTCACATTTCCGAAGTCGGAAACGTATACATCAGCCGCGCCGATGATGGTCGCGGCACGGTTGCCGACCACTTCCTTGCGGATCTGGGCAATACCAGAAAAGGCCGAGACTTTCTGCTTGTTGACCGGGCCAACCATCAGCACCTTCGGAGAGCCGCCCGACGCCCACACCTTCTGCACGACGCTCTTGAGGATCGTCTCGGTGAAGGCGCGCTGGTTCCCGCTCGTGGAGTCCGTGCGGGTTGCGGTCGGTGACGAGGTGTACACCGGGTCGACGCCGCCCGTGCCCTTATCGGTGTTGGTCTTGAGGAAGGCCAACAGCGAACCGGTCTTGCGAAGCGCCGTGCTGACACCAGCCGAGCCGGCCGAGGCCGCCTGGTTGGTGAGCATGATGCTCTCCATGTCACGTTTGAGCTCAGCAGAACGCTTGGCGAGCTGGTAAGCAAGTTCGGAACGACGTCCGGCCTTGTCCACCGACTCAAGCGTGCCCGAGATCAGCAGGGTCTTGCTCGAGATCTGGGTGTAGTTGCCGACGCGGGTCGTCGCCGAGGTCGCGTCAAAGGCCGACACATCGTCGCCTTCAATCTGCGCGTTCGTCGTGCTCGCCGCGGCAAGCGAATCAGTCTGCCACTCGAAGTAGGTGTTCTTCACATTCTCGCGGCCGGCGTTCGACATGAACGGCGTCTCTTCCGGCGAGATGTTGTAGATCACATTCGAGAGCGACTCTCGGATACCTTTTGCGTTGAAGGTATCAAACGTATTAGAGGTCTGACTCATTTTCCATTACTCCAAAAATTGTTCAAACACGGCGGCCGCATCTCTGTGGCTGCCACTATTTGCGAGTTTTGAAAAAGCGGCCTTCGATGCGACGACCCTGGACGATTGCGGCGTGGAGGCGGCACCGGCCCTCATGGGCTTGGCCTTTTGGATGATCTGCGGACGCATCTGATCGCGTTTGCTCATCAGCTGGTCGAACATCATCGCCTTTCGCAGCGCCAGAACGGCTCGAGCGTCGTAAATGTCCGAAATCTCCTCGACCGTAAAGCCGAGCCGTTCGGTGGCATATTCGACAATCTTCGCCTTCTCAGCGCGCGCCTTGTCGGCGTCGCGCCACTCTGGCATAGCTTCCAAGAGTTTTCCGCGCTCGGCCTCGAGGGTATTCTCGGCCTCCGCTCTCTCTTCCGCCTGCTGCTGCTCCACGATAGCCTGCTTCTGGGTCTGCACCCATGCTGCCTGCTCCTGCCTAGATCGCACTAACTCGCGCTGTCGCACCCACTCGACCGGGTTCTCTGCGTAGAGCCTCTCCCAGTCAATTTCGGGCGGTTGCAGCGACTTGAGCGTGCCCTCCAAGGCTGCCAAGGTCTGCGCATACCGTTGCCGCTCTTCCCGCGCCAGGGCCGACTCTTGCTGTGCCTGTTTCCGGGCTTCAGCGATCGCCTGCGTCTTGCGCGTGTAATCCGCGGTGCGTGAGTAACCTTTCAGCAGCTCATCCAGCTGGACATCGACTTCTTCCCCGTCAATCTTGACGCGGAATGTCTGGCCCGGCTGGGGCGCCTCTTCGGCATCCTCCTCGCCTTCGGTCTGCTCGCCCTCGTCGGCGGACTCGCTTGCCGCCAACTCAGGCTCATCTTCCACCACACCGTTCGCTTCGACCTGCTCGGTTTCGCCCTCGTCGGCGGCGAGCATCTGCTCGAATGCGTCTTGCGTGGACTGATTTTCCGGGGGTTTACCCGTGCCGGTATTGCTCATAAGTCCATTGTCACCGTCTACCAGAGATTTTGTCGATGTCTCGGTTGGCGATGGCGCCGTTGTCGATCACCACCCGCAGGTGGCGCTGGATCTCGCCCAGGATGCCAACCGCAAGCCACAGCCGCTCTCGCTCTTCTTGGTCGGCGGGCTTGCTCTGGCGCCAGGCTTCCATGTACCGGCGCTCGAGCTCGGCGAAGGCCTCGGCCATGATGGGGTTCTCGAGCAGCTCCTTGGCCTGCATCCCCTTGCCGGATTCGATGTACGGGTTGCGCTCGCTCAAGCTAGGAGCCCGGACTTGGGGCTGTTCTTCATGGCGCGCTTCAAGAGCTTGCCGCCCTTGTCGGCCTTGTTGAACTCCTTGGCGACCTTCATCGGGATGCCGACCTTCTTGGCAAACTCCTTGGAGTGCGAGGCGGCGGCCATTAGGCGGGCTTGCTTGGCGGACTTGCTGGGCATTACTTTTTCTCCAAAATTTTGACCTTCTTTTCTTCACCGGGGAACACGACGAAGTTGCGTGTACCGCTGCCGCCCAACCGCTTATCAGCGTCTAGGTAACGGATGCCGGGGATATTGTTTTCTCGTAACCAATCTGATGTAACTTTATCTCCACCGAGCCCTTCCGACAAAGTTTCGTACAAATCTTGTCCAGTTGAATTTTTCCAACTTTCATAACGACTTCCCATTGCCTTTTTTATGGCTGGCGACTGTTCACTCAACGGCTTATCCCAATCCAGCATACGGTCAATCATGTCGTCGGGAAGGTCGGCTTTGTAAAACGCTCCGACTGTTGGCTTTTTACCTTTTTTGGTTTGTTTTAAATAATCAAGCGTATCTAAAATTTTCTGATATGAATTTTGATTAAAAATTGAATCGTTTTTAAATTGTTCGATAGTTTTTTGTTCTTTTTTAACAAATTTTATTGCTTCGTCCACATTGCCGCTTGTCATTTGCAATGTCATTTCGGCTCTTCGTGATGCGGGGTTGGTTGCCGAACGATAAATTTCAGCAACTTCTGGCGCTTCAGCAAGGTAAATTCCGTGCCCATACGCCTGCACTCCCTCGCCCGTGCCTACCTTGCTAGCGTCGAACTCGCCTAACGGGTTTTCCTCCGTGCCGGGAAACTGATGCGGTGTGCCGTGGTAGACATCCAGCTCTGACATAGGCCCACGGCGGAACCTGTTGAGCAGAGTGCCGAACGGGATGAAGTTGCTTGCCGCCATCGCAGCGGCGCTAGGGTCCTTCGCTCTACGCGCGCGCTCAAGGTCGCGCAGCGCCATCGCCTGACCGACGCCGGGCAGCGAGCCGAGGCCCATCTCGAGGACGGTATCGCTCTCGGCCTGCGGGTCAAGAGACAGCAAGCCGCGAGCCTGACGCTGCACGGCCGGCGCAGCTTGCACGGCCTCTTGGACCCGCTCAGATTCCGGGTCCAACAGACCGCGCGACGCAAACTGGTCGCGCAGGATCTCCCACCATTCCTTACGTTTTGCCATCTTTTTGCTTCCTGTACCGCTCCAACAGCCGCCGCCCGTGCGCTACGGCGCTGGCCTTGTCTCCACGGTGCCCCCACGCCTCGAGGCTCAACTTGAGGCGCGTCTTGTCGCCTTTCTCGTCCACCAGGAGGCCGGGCATCGAGCCCATGCGCGTTAGGAACGATCCCTTGCGCCGCAGCTCCTGCGGAGAATCTGGCGCGCCCTTGACGGGAGCCTTTAGCGTGCCGCCGGTCTCTTGCTTGTAAGACGCGCGCCCCTTGGCGTTGAGGCCGCCGGTCTTTGACTGGCCCTCGGCGCGTTGCCACGCCGGCGTCTTCACCCGCGCTTCTTCGCTGTCTTCTTCGATGCCTTAAAGGCCGAAGCGGTCGGCGCGCCCTTGGCGCCAGGCTTGCGCATCTTCTCGTCGCTACCGGCGGCGATCCGCGCGCGCTTGGCGTTGATGTTTGAGTAGAGTCCGGTTTTCATCTGTACATGCCTCCTCGGCTCAAGAATCGGTCGTCGAAGTATGACGGCCCAGCCGGAGCATACACCGGCGTGTCCTGCATCTGCACCGGCATGATGGAATCAACCCCACCCATGTACGGCTGCGGCGTGACCGGCCCCATCTCGATGCGCTGCCCGCCGC